ATTTTTCAAAAACAGTTTTTCTTCTTTACATTTAAAATTAATAAAAATTAATATTAAATAAAAATGCCTTTCATTGAAATCAAGACCAACGCTACTTTTAACGACAAGCCATCAGCTTTAAAGAAGATTTCTTCTATTGTTGCCAAGTCCCTTGGTAAGCCAGAATCTTATGTTGATGTTTGTATCATTGATAATGTTTCCATGAGTTTCGGTGGATCTACTGATACTGCTGCCTTAGTTACTTTAGGTTCTTTAGGTTGTATTGATGCTAGAACCAACAAGAAGACTTCAGCTGCTGTCTTCCAATTCCTTAAGGATACTATTAATTTAGATTCCCACAGAGGTTATATTTACTTCATTGATCTTCCAGCTGAAAACACTGGTTATGGTGGTAGTACTTTTGCTTAAATTAAATCACAATTATAAATTATTCAATAAAATTTTAAAGCAAAACAATGTTCTTCAATTTGTTTATGAAAAAAATAAATAAAAAAAAAAAAAAAAAAAATGAAAAAAAAAAAAAATTTCAAAAAAAAAAAAAAAATAAAATAAAAATAATTAAAATTATGAACGAAGTAATACAAAAAAAAATTACATAATAATTTTCATTAAAAATGGAAATTAAGTAAAACACTCTACTAGTATCTGTCAACACCTACTGAATCCACCTACTTATATTAAAGTTGTTTATTTTTGTTGGGTCTTATAAATCCACAGTACTGTGCACCCTTGTTAGTACTGCTTCATAATTCCTATTATTATTGATGGGTCTTATAAATCCACAGTGACGTCCACCCTTGTAATCACTGCTTCATAATGTAGGTTTCATTGTCAGTGTCGGAGATACTACCAAGCATTGTTACTGTAAGCAAAATCACAAGTTCTATTATATACAGTCTTTAATTCTTGAAGTTAATGAATGTTGTTGTGTCTGGTATTGATGCTTCTATAGTTAATGTTGGGTCATCTGATATATTCTCAATTATTATTGGATGTGATAATATAGGTGTTAGTGCTTGTAGTAATCTGAAATAATGTCCTTGACTTACCACTGCTGAAAATTGACTTGAATTCCTATTGAAATAAATGTTTAATAGTCCTTCATCTGTGTCTAGATCAAATAAATAATTGTTTTGTGGTACATTCATTGTTCTATCTATATTAGCTAGATTCCAACTTTCTAAATCAATTACATCTCCTTTATCTTCTATCATTTCTGGTATAGATGAATAGAAAAATGTTGCTTTAAGATTTGTGTTTATATCTGCTTTTGTTCCATTTATAATTACATTAAAAGTATTATTTGTTTTCTCAATGTTGAAGATAGTACCTGCTGTGTATTTGTTGTTCTGAACTAATAACACTCCTGATATATTCTGTTGTCTTAAATCTACTTCATTTATTAATTTACTGTTCTCTGTCTTATAAAATATTGGGTTTGCTACAGGATTGAACAAATGTATTTTGTAATTAAAATAAAACGATCCTGGTGCCACATAAAAGCCGTTTTCATCTGTTATATCTGATAAATATATAATTATGAAAAATGGATTATTTTCTTTATCTAAAGTTTGACCTAATAATAATTTCTTTTGTTGCAACAGACTATTTAAGGCTATTTTCTTAACATACTGTTCACTACATGAAAATGATTCTCCTGATGTTGATGAAATTAATGAGTTCTGAATAGTTTGGTCACTCACAAATGGATTACTCATGCAACCTATTGTTATTGTTCCTTTCTGAAATTTACTCACTGTAGGTACGTATTCTATAGATATTGATTCTGGTTTATAATATTGATACTGTGACGCTAAATTTTTTATCCTAGTTCCTTGCCAGTATAAGGGTGATATTGGTATTATTGCATAGATTTTAGATGTTGTTATTAAATTGCTGTCACAACCTATCACTAAATCTTTTCCAGTTATTATTGAATCCTTATTATTTCTATTGATTACTTGATTATTGACATTCTTAGGTTTATTCACTTTGATTACATTTTGATTCCATCTGATAGGGTAATTGATGATTGGTCTTCTATACATTAAATTGCCATTCCAATTTGGTCCTACTCTCCTATTGCTCACTCTCCAGGCATTCATGTTTCTCCTTTGAAAAGGTCGTTGAACTTGTGATCTTGGTCTCTTATTATTATTATTGTTATTGCTGTTATTATTATTATTTTGATTCTTATTCATTCTTTTTATAAAAGGGCCAATAGACTTTTCAATTCTTCTGTATCAAATTCTGCATTAATTTGATCATTAATGTATTGCAACTCAAGTATTGTATTGTTTTCACACCTTTGTCTTTCAACCAATTGCATTTGCTCCCAATAACTTGTATAAAAGTCTATATACTTCTCTCTCTTTTTAACATCATATAGTTTACTAAGTAATTCATTTAGTTCTTCATCTTGAGTAAATTCTATGTTTTCTTTCCTTTCCTTCCTTTTCAATAGTTTTTCTCCTACGTTTAATGCTTTCTTTCTCTGTTTCTTAGTTAATTTTATGTTGTATAACATTTTTATTTCTGATGCTTTATTAAAGTGTGCTTTTGCTATTATATCAAATATCTCAATTCCTCCATAATTGACTTGATAATTTATTGCTTGTTGTAAATGATAAAGGTATTGTTGCCGTTTATTATAACTCTTATATTTCACTGAATAAATTGCCTTGTTATATAATGTTTTGGGGTCTCTTGTTAATGTTATTTCTTCACTGAAAGGTTTCTTATACCATGATCTTAATGAACAAAACTTGAATGTGGATGGATCTCCTATACTTAAAAATTTCAATATTTGTCCTATACCATATTGCCTTTTATCTGTAATTACATCTGGGCTGTCTGAACTACGTAAAAAATAACTGTAATAAATCTTATTTATTGTTTCATTGGATATATAATCTTTATATAGCACTGAGAAATCATCCCCCTTAGCATAAACTACGTAATCTTTTCCATATTTAAGCCCTGCTTTTTCATTAACATATCTATTGTATAATACCATCCTTATAGTATTCATTAGTGTAGTGTCACAATCACCTGAAAATACAGTTCCTAGTACATAGTATCTAAGGTATGTTCTTACTTTTCTTGTATTATTAAAATCTCTATAATTCACATTCATCACCTTATAATATGTATTGGCTACTTGTTCAAATATTGTTTTAGGTACATGGTATATCTTACTTGTTATTTTGTTATAAATGTATCTATCAATTTCTTTTAGTGTTATGTCTTGTGTGTTATCAAAAGCTGATCCATCTCCTTCTACTACTTTAATAAATCCTTCTTTTATGTAGTTATTAAGTTGTTCCGACATCTCTGTTAAATTCAATCCTCCACAATATCCCTTCAGTTTCTTTGCCGCAATTTCCTCTAACATCCATGTTACTGGTCCCATTGTATATTTCACGTGTTGTGGTATCGAACATATCATACGTGGCTTTCCATCTAATTCCTGCAATTCTGCCTTAACTATTGCTGTATATTCTAAGCTAAGTATTTCTTCTATTTCTTTTCTAGTATATTGTAATAATTCTTCTGGATGATTATAATAATTGTATATTGGTTTCACTAAATTTTGTTTCTCTTTGTTTAAGTGGTTATACCATTGTGACACATCGTAACCGAAATTTCTTAAGTCTTCTCCTAATTCCTCATCAATTACTTTTCTTGAGAATTTAATGAAGTCTTGACTTACTATACTTGAAGGTACAGGTGCAGTCTTTATCTGTCTTTTCAGGGCTGCAAAAAGTGTTTGTTTATTTTTTCCATACATCATAACTCTTTCTTTATAATCATTGTTATTACCTAATGTTTTTACAAATGCTATTTTTTGTGGTTGTGAGTCTACTATCTCTGACACTTTTATGTCATTTACGCAATCAAAATAATTCTTCAATTTATTGGTTCCTCCTAAAAACTTATTCTTTTGCTTTAGAGTTTCTAAATGTTTGTGTGTTGCTAATTTTTTCAATTCTTTATCTTTTATCCTAATCATTAACCTAGGAAAACCTTGTGTTTTTGGATCTTCTATGTAATAACTATCCTCCCCTTTGGTGATTAGTGATTTATTTGCCATATCGTTTAGTAATTGTATCAATTCTTTATTTAACTCTGAATTAAGATATTTGAGTTTTATTTCATTAAATAAAGGGTGTGCATTGTTCATATACGACTCCTTATTATAAACATCACATGTGTTATTTGGTTTACTATGCTTTTCTATATTTTCTGAATAGTAAGTAAATAATGAAGCTTGTGGTTCTTGGGGCACACCCTGTTGTCCATTGGCCCTATTTAAAAATCCAATTGGGTTATGTTGAGGTTATATTCCTTTTCATTTGTAAATGTAAATATGTTCCTCAACAATCTGTAGACTTTGCAAATTGTACTTTCACTTTGATAAATTAATTTCATCTTCTCATCTTTTATATCATTAATCATTTTTATTAATTTACTGGACATTATTGATTTTATTTTTATTTCTGATTCCATGGTGTCTTTTATCAATCTTGCTGCTAATGGTATTATATGTTCAAATATGTTGTAATCTGGTAACTCTTTATTTAAATAACTCAAAAACCCTCTTAGTGATTTGGTGTCTATCTTTTCTAATTGTATTAATTTCAATCTAGCTTTATCTACTACTTCCTGTGGTACATTTTGTATTTCATACATTGTTGTTAAGGGATCTATCTGAACTTTTGTCATTGTTCGTAATCCATACCATTTTCTTTTTTCCATTTTTGATAAGTAATACTTCCCATCTACTACATTGCATCTCTGATCCAATTGTTGTTGTATTGGTTCTTCCTCTTCTTTCTCTATTTTAATTGGTTCCTTTAATTTACTGAATAAACTCTCAATTCTCTTCTTATTCTCTACACTATAAATATCATTATAAATTTTTAAATCTGGTTTGTTCTCCTCATTTACTACTGCTATTCTACCTTTTATGCTTCTTATATGTTGTAATTTGTCTATCAAATCATATGAGTTATATGCTATATCTTTTTCTGACAAGTAATCTGCTATTTGTGGTTTAGTAATTTTCACTATTTTGAATCTGACATAGTAAGTTGCGTCACAATCATACTTATCTAATGGTATTGTTTTCAATATGAAGTTATAATCACTGTCTTCTGGTTGTGGTATTATGGTTGAACTATTAGGATATATGTATTTTAGATATTTTAAATCATGTGTATAAGTGTGGTCATTGCCATAAGTTCTCATTACAAATTTTGCTCTGTCTATATCTATATATAAATTGTCTTTAACATCCTTATCTCTTACTATGATTTGTGTATATCCCTCTATATTGGTCCCGAATTGTAAAAAATGTCTTTTCAAATCTAATAATTTAGGCACATGTGCTGCTCCTACCATTAATGTTCCATCATTGAAATATTTGGATGACTCGTACAATTCTTTTTCATTTAAATAATAAATTATATCGGTTAAATTGATTAATGTATCCTTATCTAAGTATTTTCTTTTCTTCTTTTCTTTCTTCTTCTCCTTCTTGTTATTAATTTCTTTGACTTTTTTATCATTTTTCTTCATGACTTTCTTCTTGCTTTTATTCCTCTTTTTACTTGTACTTATCAAATTGTCCTCATCTTCTTCCTCCTCAATCTCCTCGATTTCACTGTCGGGATCATCAAATGTACTGTCATATACTTCTTCTTCTTCTTCTTTTTTGGGTGTGTTTTGTTGTATCACTTTCAATAAATCTCCTTCATAAATCTCTATAATATTTTGTAACCACTCATCTAATTCTTCCTTATTTCCTTCCTTCTTAGCCTTATCAATACTTCTCTGAAATTCATCCAAATTAAACTCTTCACCTCCTATCATAAATCTTCTTTTCATAGCATTCACCTGTCTATCTGATAATGTATCTTTGAATTTCTCTTTTAAGATCTGTAATTTGGCATCTATGTGTCTAATCCTATCGTTATCTGTTGATTCTGCATTGCATTTTACTAAATACATTGGGTATCCTGAACTCATTATTCTAGTCCCATTTATATCCATTATCCTCCTATTTGTTCTCACTATGTCATCATCCTCATTTTTACCTATTCTCATTACATTCTCTTGTATATTAGTTAACTCTGCTATAGCTCTGATATGTTTTAACATTGGGTGTTTATTGGTTTCTCTTTTCTGTATGATACGTTTTTCCATTGGCTTATCTTTGTTTAACTCCTCATAAGTTATGAATTTTGCTCCTGTAATTTCATTCAAATATTTTATATATTTTTCATCTTCTGGTCTTGGAAAACTATATGATTCAATGTATTTCTTCATTAATTTCTCTTGGATATCAATCTTTGTGTTGTATTTGACCTTTTCCATTAAAGCTTCATTGTTTAACTGATTAATCACTTTATTATCACCTTCCCTCTTATCTTCCTGAAAATTATTTCTTGAATTTGGTTGAAAGTTATTTCCTGTTTTAAAATTTCTATTATATTTATTATTAAAATGTGGCTTACCAACTCCGAATTTATTTCTACTTTTTGATCTGACATTTTTATTAAATTTGTTATTTCTGCTATCAGATCTTCTATTTTTAAAATCATTCATATTATTAATATTTTCTTTATTATCATTATTATTATTAT